TAACTGCAATAGTGAAACTTCCCACTTTTTTCACTTCCTTTCTTTTGCCTAATTCAGTAGTGCTGAATCAGGATGGTTATTCACATAGTCAGTCATACCCTGACTTATTCTTGAACATATGCCATTAATATAGCGTTGTTCTTGTTCCTTTGTCAGATGATTGGTCTTGTTGCCGTTGTGGTCCTTTTCAGCCCACAACACTTGCTTACCACCATCATTAACCCATACCCTATAAGCTAACTCTTTTGCCATTTCATCACCTCACTAAAAGTTATGTTGTACCTTGATTGTCCTATGCCTCAACAACCTTGTCTGAAACGATTTCTACTTCATCAACATCAGTTACACTTAGTGCTAACTTGAGTAGTACAACCTCACCTACTGTACGAGTTATTTGGTAACTTGTAACATATGGAATTTGTGTACCGTCAATTTCTAGTAGAAACTTTTCTTTGTTGTCGATTAGCTTTAACTTTGCCATCTAATCACCTACTTTCTTTTCTATTCTCAAATCTCGATAAACTGATAGGATAAAATCTCTAATTCTTTGACGCTCTTTTTTATTTTTGCAATCTTCAAGTCTGTTCACTTCATTAAACATTGCAGTATATAAAAGTGCATCAACTTCTGTACCACTTATCTCTGTAAATATAGGTTTTTTCTCCATTTTATTTATTCCTCACCTACTTTCATAAGTCCCAATTATGGGACAGTTGATATGGTATAATTACTTGTGGGTAATTATAAAGTTGGATTAGTTGCATTTATGCGACAAATTGACTAAAAAAAATAGCTTGTGCTTCACTAGCTGAAAGACCTAATAACTTAGTAATTTCATCAGCTTGTTTAATAGTGAAGTCCTCACCACCATTAGAAAGTTTACGATAAAGTGTACTTTTGTCGATACCAATGGTTTCAGCTACCTTTTCTAGTGTAAATCTTCTCTCCACAATAGCACCTTTCAACTTATCTACATTAGTCAATATAATCACCACCTTTCTAAATTGTGTTGCATTTCTGCGACAACTATATGATAGCACCGTTTCTATCATCTGTCAATAGATTTTTTGCAATTTTGCGATATTTTTTATCATTTTAAATAAAATAGTTGCATTTTTGCAATCTTTATGTTATACTACTGTACAGTAAAGAAACGGTGGTGGCTGTTTCGACTCCCTAGTAAAGGGGGTGTTGTTAATGGAGTACATAATATTAGCACTAATTGTTATCTTATATACCATTATCATAATAAAGAAATAACCACCCTGTATTAGCACTACAGAGTGGTTTTCAAAAAAAATCATTCAGTTGCGAAACAGTCAAAACTGTTTCTTTACTATCTTTATGATACAACAATTAAATTATTATGTCAATGATTATTTGTATAGACAAGGTGTTAATTATGACTATTGGAGAAAGAATTAAAAAGTTAAGAGAAGAAAAGAATATGTCTGTGGATAAACTTGCTGAACTTATCGGTAAAAACAGAGCCACTATTTATAGATACGAAAGCAATGATATTGAAAAACTTCCTACAAGTGTACTTGAACCATTATGTAAGGCTCTAGGCACTACACCAGCCTATCTAATGGGTTGGGAAACTGATAATAAGGACACTGACAACAAGCTAACAGAAGATGAAGAACTACAAGAGTACCTAGAAGAATTGAAAAATAGAAGTGAAATGAGAATGCTTTTCAGCTTAGCTAAAGGTGCTACAAAAGAAGATGTTGAAAAAGCAGTTAAGATTATAGAGGCATTAAAAGAGGATGATTAAAAATTGGGTAATATTTACATAAGAGGAATAGCACTACCTTTAAAAATAAAAGGTGTTACTGTTGTTGATAGTGATGGTAACTTTAATGTGTATATAAATACTGCTTTAAGCAAAGATACACAGTTAAAAGCTACTGAACACGAACTTAATCATATAAAGCTAGACCATTTTTATGACTATGAACCGGTTATATTTAATGAGCTTGAGGCTAATGCAGTATAAATAAAGAAATAACCACCCTGTATTAGCACTACAGAGTGGTTTTCATAAAAAATCATTAAAATGTTGTTGCGAAGCAGTCAAAACTGTTTCTTTACTATATAATATAACGATTAATTTATGATGTCAATAATTAAACAAGGTGATAAAATGAGCCAGTGCTTTTTAGTAGCCGGTTTAGATGGTACAGGCAAGTCAAGTTTAAGATTTGAAATTATAAAAATGAATACATAATAAATTATTTATTAAAATATATTGACACATAATAAATTATGTATTAGAATATAATACATAAAGGGGAGATAATATTGAAAAGCTATACTTCAAGAGAAGTAATAAAAATTCTTACTGCTGATGGGTGGTATGAAGTTGGTTGTGTTGGTGACCATCATCAGTACAAACATCCTACAAAGAAAGGGCGTGTAACCATTACACACCCTAGAAAAGATTTTCCAAAAGGAACACTTAAAAGCATTGAGAAACAAGCAGGTATTAAGCTACCTTAATACCTGTATCCCCTTTATTAATTTATATGGAGGTTTTTATTATGAAAGACAGATATTCATTTATTGCAGTATTTGATGTAGAAGATGATGGTATCTCTGTTGAATTTCCTGACCTACCCGGTTGCCTACCTTGTGCCGAAACAATGGAAGAAGCACTAAAGAATGCACAAGAGGCACTAGGTTTGCACCTTTGGGGACTAGAACAAGACAATGAAGAAATTCCGGAACCTACACCAATTCAGAATATTAAGCTAGAAAAAAATCAGGTACCGGCTGTTATTGAAGTGTTTATGCCTTCTTTTCGTGATAAGTTAAATAATCGTTTTGTAAAGAAAACTCTATCACTTCCGGCTTGGTTAGCAGATATGGCTGATAAAGATGGTGTAAATTGTTCAAAGGTATTTCAGAATGCACTTATTGATTATTTAGGTGTTAAACAGTAAAACCAATAACCAAATTATTAATTTCTATCATTTTTACGAATTGGGTATCAAAATATAATAAAAAAATCGCCCTTCGGTGTTGGTAGCACCAAAGGACGATAATCATTACACAGGGTGCAATGATACTATTTCATAGCAAGTAATATTGTATCATACCCTTGTAAATTTTTCAATATAATTTACAAGGGATTTTTGCACCTTTTTTTAGATAAGAAAGGAGCAAAATAAATGGATGATTTAAAAATTGCAGCTGCTTACATCAGAGTTAGCACAGATGATCAGACAGAGCTTTCACCGGATAGCCAAATTAAAGTTGTTAGAGAATTTGCAAAACAAAAAGGCTATTTGATACCTAAAGAATATATTTTTCGTGATGACGGTATCTCTGGTAGAAAGGCAAGTAAGCGACCTGAATTTAACCATATGATAGCAGTAGCTAAACAAACCCCTTCCCCATTCTCTGCAATTATGGTGTGGAAGTTTAGCCGATTTGCGAGAAATCAAGAAGAGGCTATTTTCTATAAGGGTATGTTGAAAAAGCGTGGTATTGATGTTATCAGCACATCAGAGCCTATTATAGATGGTCCTTTTGGCAGTCTGATAGAGAGAATTATTGAATGGTTTGATGAATACTACTCTATTAATCTATCCACAGAAGTTAAACGAGGAATGACAGAAAAGGTTAGCAGAGGTGGTGCAGTATCTATACCGGCATTTGGATACGATATTGTTGATAAGAAGTATCAAGTCAACCCTATCAATGCTCCTATTGTTCAGAGAATTTTCATCAAGTATCTTAATGGTGTTGGATGCAGAGCAATAGCCAATGAACTGAATGACCTAGGCATTAAGACAACTAGAGGTAATAACTGGGAAAACAGAACCATTGAATACATTTTGCGTAATCCGGTTTACATAGGCAAAATTCGTTGGAACCCTAAGCGAAGAACCAGGAGAAATTATGATGATAAAGATATAATGATTGTGGATGGTATTCATCAGCCTATTATAGATACTGACCTATTTGATAAGGTTCAGAAGAAGTTAGACGAAAACAAAGCAAAATACAGACCATACATTACTGACAGGCAAAATGGCAAGGAATATATGCTAAAAGGTCTTGTTAAGTGTTCTAACTGTGGTGCTACTCTTTCATTGGCTTGTAATAGTTTACAGTGTATAAAGTACGCACATGGCACTTGTAATGTATCACATTCAATTCAAGTTAATAGGCTAAACGAGGTTGTTATTAATGCTATTGATGATACTCTAAAGAGTGGTGACTTTCAGTTAAAACCTAAAGAGCAACCACATGAAGAACCACAAGAACTGAACATTGATTTTATGATAGAAAAAGAAAATACAAAGTTAAGAAGAATTAAAGAGGCCTATGAAGAAGGTGTTTATAACCTTGCTGAATTTAAGCAGAGAAAAGAGTTAATTGAAAGCAAGATACATTCATTACAAAAGCAAAATAAACCACCAGAGCCTAAGCCAGACCACCTTTTAGCAAAGAAAAAGCTAATGAGCAGAAGAAAGGAAATTATCTCTACTCTTAAAAGTAAGTCAACTCCTGAAGTGGAAAAAAACGCATTGCTATGCACTTTTATCGATAAAATTATCTTCAATCGTTCCCTGTCTTCCGTTGAGTTATTTTTCTGTTTTTGAATTATAACTTTTGGGATATGGGGGTGCATACTTCAAATATTATGATTACTAATTTTTAGCAGTATAAAATAATGGCTTAGGTATGGGATTTATGAGTAATTATATCGTTTTAGATATATTAAAAAATTAAAGAAATCTTGAAAAAATACTTGACTTTATACGCGTATAAGCGTATAATAATAACTGTAAGATAAAGGTAACGAAATCAAACCTTTATCAAAAAAATAAAAAAGTGAGGTAATCAAAAATGACATTTGAAGAAATTAGAGGTTATGAACCAATCAACAACACAAACAGCACTAAGGTTGAGAACCTTGTTGAATCAATCAAAGAAAATGGTTGGGACGGATGCCCGATCCTTGTATCAGAACATATGGAAAGCTTAGTAACAGGCTCTCACAGACTTGACGCTTTAGATACCATTTGCAAAGATTTATGGACTGCTGAAGAATATGAAGATAATCACGGCGACGATATTGAAGAAATTGAAGTTGCTGAAAATGTTGATGATATTCTTGAAGAATATCTTGACAACAACGATTTAAGTTGGGACGATTTCGACACTTTGCCTTTTGACAATCTTCACTTGATTTTTGCCGGAACTTGGGTTGAAGATTACAAAAACCAAATTGCCGAATGGTAAAATTATTATAAAATTATTAATAATAAAAAGGAGTTTTAGAAAATGAAGAAAAATATAGTAATGAATGAATACGGCGTTAAAATTGATTTTAACGTTGCTCTTAGCTTGATGGATGATGAACTAAGAGAAAAAGTACATATGGAACTCGCTCCATGCACCGAGCAAGATTTTTTTGACGCATATGCGAAAGCATATGCCGAAAAATATGGTGAGGAATGGGTCTTAGATAACCCTAACCCTACTATTTAAGATGAGTAACACAACTTTAAGACCCCGCACTTGCCGAGAATGTGGGGTCACCTTTAACGGTGGACCCCGTGCTTGGTACTGTCCTCGGTGCAGAGCTGAGCGTCAAGCCCAGCAGAATAGAGAGTACCATGAACGAAAAAAGATGGGCAACACAAGAAAGATAGGGCAGAAATACCCTTGCGAAATTTGTGGTAAAATGTACCTCTTATCAAGTGGGTTACAAAGATACTGCGTGGAATGTGCAGAAAAACATTTAAAAGAAGTTGATAACAAGCAGTCTCGACAATGGAACAAAGACCACCCAGAACAGATGGCAAAACACAAGAGAAATGAAAAGGAAAGAAATAAAGAACTGAAGAAAGAAGTTAAGCAAGTCAAAGCTAATCCCTCAGCTATAAAACAACTGAGGGAAAGCAAAGGCTTATCAAAATATAAATTGTCCGTTTTATGTGGAATGAACGAAAAAACTATCTCCTACATAGAAAAAATGGAAGATTTATCTACAGTAAGGCTGGGAACACTTGAGAAGGTAGCCTCAGCTTTAGATTTAATTCCGCTTGATTTCTTTAAAAAGCTTTATGAAAAAGGAGAAATTAATGACAAATCTTAGAGAACGACGAACAAAAAAAGGCTTGTCTCAATCTGAATTATCTAAATTAGCCAATGTTAGTTATCGAACCTTACAAGATTATGAACAAGGTGCTAAGAATATCAATAAGACCGCTGCTATTACTTTATACCGAATTGCGAAAGCGCTAGACTGCAAAATTGAAGATTTGCTAGAAATATAGTTAACAAAAGTAAAACAACCCCACAGCAGTGTCAGAACTGCTGTGGGGTATAGTTTTGCACGAAAAATTGATTTTGTTTTACTGTTTTTATAAATTACTGATTTGTTTTAAAGTTTGCTTAAAATTTTGAAACTTTAATTAAACATTTCAAAAGTTTTGAAAATCTCTTTAATAATTTTGAAAATCTTTTAAAAACTTTTAAAATAGTGTTTGAAATTTTAAAAATTAACGAAAGAATTTCAAAAATTAATTATTATCGTTAATGTTTAAATTATCTAACTAGATAATACTTTAGGTTACGATAAAGGTATTTATAACCCTTATACTTACCTGATGTAATAACTGCAATTACGGTAAATTCTCTATCCTTATCCAGCTTTTTAGTATATGCAATTTTGCCATTACTAACTCTTGAATAAATATTACCCTTTACAACTGTGATTTTGTTGTACTTAGATAGGCTCTTATCATCAAGATGTGAATTAACAATATAGCCTGATTTATTGCCATATTTGACCTGTGACCAACCATTACCTAAGTCCTTAACAAGTTGTACCTTAGTACCTTTCTTGATTGTAACAACACTTTTGCTTGTGTTACAAATAACATCAACATACGCTTTCTGTCTTAGTGTGCTTTCTTTAGTGACAACACAATGGTTATATTTAAGTTGGTTCTTAAACTTCTTCCAAATTGTTTCATTGTCACCTACCCATCCTGTCCATCCTGGACAAATCTTACTGCACACATCATAGTGTCTAACAACACAACTTGCAGGAATGCTATATGTATTCATTAGCTTTCTTGCTAACGCTACTGTATTTGCAAAAGTTTTGTCAGAAATTTTTCCTTTTGTGCTACACATTTCAATGTTGATGGAATTGTAGTTAGTACACTTACCAAACAGATTGTTGTAACCATAATTTACACCAACTGCCCAAGAAGTATTGTTAGGTGATACCACTTCATACACATTATTGTCATCAACAAAATAATGGGCTGAGGCTCCCCTATTTACATTATAGAAGTAATTAGCATTAGCCTTTGCAGTATCTGTTGTGTTACCTGTATAGTGGATTACAATATAGTGTCTGCCACTGTTACCTTTTTCATAATTACACTTTGTATGTAATTTTTTCAGTTTGTATGACATCAGTTATCACCTTCTTCAGGGAGACCTGCAACAGATGTTAGAATAGATAGTACACCGGCTAATACACTAGCAGAAGCAACAGCAATCCAATTAACCTCACTCATTACAGTTGCTACACCGATTGTAGCAACTGCTGTCTGACATACTGTTTTAATTGCTCTTACTCCAGCTTTCTTAATCCAATTTTTCCAATCACGCATATTTTTTACTTCCTTTCATTTTCCAA